CAATACAACAAGAGTATTTAAAATCAGTAATATTAAGTCAATTACTGTTAGAATCAAATGAGAATTTATTTTTTACGCAACAGTACAAGCAACAAATTAAACATAAGATAAATAGTTTAAATAAAGACTTGGAAGAAATAGTAAGAAACGAATTTAAAATAATCTATAATACAGACCCTGAAACAACAACTAATATATTAAGAAGTATAGAAGAAATAGTTTCTAAACTGCAAACAAGTTCTTTAGATGAATTAGTATTTATAAATGCAGTAATAGACAAATACAAAGAGAATAGTGAATGGTTTACTGAATATGCAGAAACAGAATTTTTAAAATTAGACTAATGAAATTAACATATACATCTTACGGAAAAACATCAACAATAGAAACAGAAAATGATGATATTGATATTGATGAATTAGGGCAAATGCTTTATCATTTATGTTTAACTCAAACTTGGTCACCTGTAATATTAACATCAATATTTAGAAAGGATGTTACAAATGGCTAAAAAGCAATCAGAAAAGTATTCACCAAAAGAAGATGAAATACAAGCTATGAGATTATGCTGGAATAATGATTTAGCTTATGTAATACAACCAATACAGAACTCAAAAATGTATCACGTGATTAAGTTTCAAATATCAGACAACTTAAAGATATATACTTTTGAAATAGATAAACAAAAAATAGAATTTACAGAATATGAAGCATCTAAAAAGGTTATGGAATTATACACACAACATTCTAAAAGATTTAGTAAATGAAAGATAGTATAGTAGAATCAGTTATAGAGCAATTTAAACAACGTTCTGAAGTAGGTAAAGTAAAATATGGTATAACATTAGACAGAACAGATTTAAGTGCCTTACAATGGATGATTCATTTCCGAGAAGAATTGCAAGATGGATTATTATATTTAGAAAGAATAATACAAGATACAAAGAAACAATATGACACGAAGTAAACAATCAGCATTACAAAGAATCCAACGTATATTAAAATTCAATTATAACAGGGGATTAAACTCGGAAAGAGTTAATGAAATATATAGAAAAATAATAAATGAAAAGCTATCCGTAAAAAGATAGTTTTTTTGTTTAAATGTTAAAGTTTTGTTAAAATTTAAAATAATACTTTTTTATAAACAATATATGTTTATATTTGTACTCAACAAACAAACAAATAGAAATTATGACAACTACTCAAAAAGCATTCAACCAAATTCAATTAAGAATAAAAGAAGTAAATCAAGCATCTTATTATGATTTAGATTTTTGGCAAATAAAAGATATTAAAAAAGCATTACAAATTAAATTAGAAGAAATAGCACTTGAATTAACTGCTGAAAGATATGCTAATAATTACTAATATGGGAGCAAAAGAAATATTGGAAAGATTAGACGAAAGTGTTTATACAAATTTATCTGTAAATTATAATTCAGAAGGTAGGTTAATGACTAAAAGTGAATTAAAACCAAAAGTAAGAATGATTAAAAATTTAATACTTAATTTTACAATAGAAGCATTAAAGAAAAAAGAAATATCTTATATTGAATATCAAGAAGCAAAAGATTTAATGTTATGAAAGATAAAGATATAATTAATTTTGCTAAATTTTATGAAAGATATAGATACAATAATAGTTATATTCTTTTGACAGACCACAAATTTTTATTAATATATAAACAACAATTTAAAAAACAAAATTAAAATGGACAAACTACAAATTTTATTCAAATTAGAAACTTGCATTTCTATTTTAGAAAACACTGAAAATGTTTATGTACGTAAACAATTAGAATTAATTGCTAATGCATTAGTAAAAGATTGGAATGAATCAGATGCTTATGCTCAACAAATTAGAGAAATATTAAATGTTGATGAAACTTATAACAATTTAGATAATTTAAGAATATGACACTAAATCAAAAAATCAATGACGCTTTATTTTATATTGAACCAAAAGTATCAATAAATAAATGTGAGCAAATAGCAGAAGAATTTGCTATTGGATTTGCAGAGTGGTGTGATGACAATTACTTTAGAATGGGTAATACATCTTTTTGGGCAGAATCAATGGATTGGGATAATGATAATAAATTTACAACAAAAGAACTATTAGAAATTTATAAAGAAACATTATGAATGAAGCTGCATACTTTACAATACAATCTAAAGTACAAGGATTAGATAGAGAATTGTTCAAATACATAAATGAATTAATGTCTGGACAAAGTTTAACATCTGATGACCATTTAAAGATAATGATTGATAGTACAGAAAGAGAATTAGCAACATACGATTACATACTAAAACTAATAATAAACAATGGAAACAAAAATTAAAACATTCGACAACAAGATTTGGGATAAGCAAGAACTAATAGATAATATGTATGATGATACATTTTACTATGGTTATTTAGGCAAACAAGCTTTATCTTCTTCAAGTCTTAAAATGGTATTATCAAGTCCTAAAACGTATAAGTACGTGACAAAGTATGGACAAAGTGAAACACAACCTTTACGTGATGGTAAACTATTCCATACAATGATTTTAGAGCCACATAAGATAGATGAATTAACTATTGTAGATGTAGCAACTAAAGCAGGAAAAGCATACAAAGAAGCAAAAGCAGAAGGATTAGAAGTTTACACTACAAATGAGATTAAAGCAGCAGAAAGATTAGCTGATGCAATTTTAAGAAACGATGAAGCAGTACACTATATGTCTAAAGCACAATTTGAGATTCCAGAAATAGCAATGATAAACGGAATACCATTTAGAGCAAAAGCAGATATATTAAAAGACAATATGATTGTAGATTTAAAAACTACTACTGGTTTAAATGAATTTAGATATTCAGCAGATAAATACAGTTATGATTTACAAGCATATCTTTACAGGGAAATGTTTAACGTAGATGAATTTGTATTTGTATGTATTGACAAAGGAAGTTTAGACATTGGAATATTTGAATGTAGTGATGAATTTTACGATAAAGGCAAACGTAAACTTGAACAAGGAATAGATAATTATAAATACTTCTTTGGAGAAGATAGCGATGTAGATTTAAACCAATATGTATTAAGAGGAATACTTTAAATAAAATAAAATGGAAATAACAGAAAGATTAAAAGAAATAATATTAAAAGAAACTGATATAGATGTTTCTAAAAATAGTAGAAAGCATAATATAATAGAAGCAAGAGCTTTGTATTTCTATTTGGTAAAACATTTTAAACCTAAAATGACATTACAAGAAATAGCTGAATCAGTAAATAAGAATCACGCAACAGTAATACATTCTTTAAATAACTATGAAATGTATGAAAAGTTTAATAGAGATTTAAGAAGTTTAAGAAATATAATAACAAATGAAATAGATGAAGAAAACATTTTAAATACAGAAGATAATGAAGAATTAAGATTAGAACTTAAAAAGAAGAACTTAAGAGTATCTGAATTAGAAATACAATTAGAAGAAACTAATTTAAGAATAAATAAACTTGAAAAAGCAGCATACGAATACAAAATAATAAACAACTTAAACAACCTTCTTAATCAAACAAAAGATACAGAACATCACAATGTAATGATAATACGTTTAGAAGCTATCTATGATATGAATATGAAAGTAATAGAACATAATAAAAATAAATAAGATGAAAAAATACAAAGTAATTGAATTAATGACTTTAGCATTTGAAGCAGGATTTAAACAAGCAGAAATAGTTGAAGCAGGATTAGAAGGAAAAGAAACAGATATATTAGTAAACTGGATTTATATTAAAAACGTAAATAATAAATAAGATGCCAGATATAACAATGTGTTCAGGAAACAACTGTGAACTATCTTCTATATGTTATAGATATAAAGCAGAACCAAGTAAGTTTAGACAATCATACTTTTGTAAACCACCTAATGAAGGATTAGAATGTGAATACTTCTGGGAATATAAACCTAATGAAGAATGAAATATATATTAGTGTTATTAGCTTATGAATTTTTAAGGTCAAAGTTAATTTGGCTATGGTATTATTTAATTAAAAAAGGAACAGAATGAAACCAATACATAAACTTAACGGAGGAATAGGTGCTACACTATGTCACCTATGCAGTGTAATAATAACTACAGGTAATACTCAAGATTTATATTGTGATAAATGTTTATCTGAAAGAGTTATAACTGATTCTGAATTTAAACAGATAAAAGAAAGAGCAAATAATTTAATGAGATTGAAAAATGGATTTAAAGATAAACAATTTTACGAACAGATGGATAAAGAAGTACATAAAAATAGAAGTGACTTAAATAAATAAACAATAAACAAAAATGTTTATTTTTAATTTAATAATAATTTTATTTAATTATGGAAGATAAAAGAAAATACAACGGAGGACATACAACTGCTGGTCGCAAATCAAAATCAGAAGAAGTAAAACTAATTGAAAAATTAACTGCATTAGAACCATTAGCATTTATGGCATTAGAAAAAGGATTAGAGAATGGTGACTTTAAATTCACACAATTATTCTATAACTATTATGCAGGTAAACCAAGAGAAACAAAAGACATTACAGTAACTAATGAGCAACCTATCTTTAACATCAATTTTGATGACATTTAAGACACTATTATATGGAGTTTGTATTAACTACTGCAATAAAGAAGTTATCACGTTTAAAGCAACGTATTAAAGTTATTAGAGGAGGTACTTCAGCAGGTAAAACTTTTGGAATACTTCCTTTGTTAATTGATAAAGCAATAAAAGAACCAATGCTTGAAATAAGTGTTGTATCTGAATCTATACCACATTTGCGTAGAGGTGCTTTAAAAGACTTCTTAAAGATTATAATGGCATTAGGTAGGTATAATGATGACCAGTTTAATAAATCTACTTTAAAGTACACATTTGCTAATGGTAGTTATATAGAGTTCTTTTCTGTTGACCAACCTGATAAATTAAGAGGTGCAAGGCGTAACATATTATACGTAAATGAATGTAACAACATAGACTTTGAAAGCTATTACCAAATGGCAATTAGAACATCAGGAGATATATGGTTAGATTATAATCCTGCTTCTGCATTTTGGGTTGACAAAGAAATACTAACACAAGATAATATAGACTTTATTACATTAACTTATTTAGACAATGAAGCATTAAGTGATACTATTATAAAAGAAATAGAATCAGCAAAAGTAAAAGCATTAACAAGTTCTTATTGGGCAAATTGGTGGCAAGTATATGGACTTGGACAAACAGGTTCTTTAGAAGGTGTATGTATTACAGATTGGAATGAAATAGATTTACCAACAGAAGCAAGGATATTATGTTATGGAATGGATTTTGGTTACAGTAATGACCCTACAAGTTTAGTTGCTATGTATAAATACAATGATGCTTATATATTTGATGAGGTAATATATAAGAAAGGATTATTAAATAGTGAAATATCTAATCTATTAAAAGCAAATAGTGTTAATGATATCGTTTATGCTGATAGTGCAGAACCTAAATCAATAGCTGAATTGAATAGTTATGGACATAATGTATTACCTGTATCAAAAGGAAAAGATAGTATCTTATTTGGCTTAAATTTAATCAATCAAAACAAAATATATATTACATCAAGAAGTAAGAATCTAATAAACGAATTAAGAAACTATATTTGGATGGTAGATAAAACAGGAGTTAAAATGAATAAACCAATAGATGCTTATAATCACGCAATAGATGCAATGCGTTATGCAGCAACATCACATTTAGAGAATCCAAACAAAGGAACTTACTTTATATACTAATGAGCTACGGAGAAATAATTGCAGTAATACAATGTTACATACATCACGTTAAAGATATACAAGTGATTATTAATTTGCCAAGGAATATAGGTGAGATTAGAAAGATGCAGGAAATGTATGAAGTAGCAAGTGTTTATTTGAAAAGTTAAATATTTGTTAAAGTAAAATATAAATAACAAAAAGTATTATATTTGTAAAATATATTTAATCTTAAAACAAACACTATGAAACAATACGAAGTTAAAGGTTGGTACAGATATGCCGACAATGAAAAAGATTATGAGTATGCTAAAATAATAGCAGAAAACGAACAAATGGTAATTACATTATTCAAAGATATGTTTACACAAAACTTCTTTGCAATAGATATAAAAGAAGTTAGTTAAGCTGTGTAAAGCGTTGGAACTTATAATCCATTAGAAACTAATAAAGACTTACAGAAATGTAGGTCTTTTTTTTGTTTAATACAATTATGACTTTATTTTATTATTATAAAAAAATAAATAAATGAAGTTAGAAATAACAATACCAACTAAATTAAGTGAAATTAAACTTTCACAATATCAGGCTTTTTTAAAGATAGCTAAAGATAATGAAGATACAGAATTTCTTCATCAAAAGATGGTACAGGTATTTTGCGGAATAGATTTAAAAGAGGTTGCACAGATTAAATATAAAGATGTAAATGATATAACTACATCTATTGGAAATATGTTTAACCAGAATCATTCTTTTATACCTACTTTTAAAATGGGTGGAACTGAATTTGGTTTTATTCCTAATTTAGATGAAATGACATTTGGAGAATATACTGATTTAGACACGTATATAACTGATTGGGATGATATGCATAAAGCAATGGCAGTATTGTATCGACCAATTAAAAAGAAAGGCTTAAATGGCACATATGAGATTGAAGATTATAATGGAAGTATAACATATGCAGAAGTAATGAAGTTTGCTCCATTAGATGTTTGTTTAGGTGCAACGGTTTTTTTTTACAGTTTAGGCAACGAATTATTGAAAGCTACGATAGCTTATTTGGAGAAGGACACGGAGGTACAGAATATTCTGCAACTGCAAACTTCGGACAAAAATGGGGATGGTATAGTTCAATCTATGCTATTGCTCAAGGAGACCTTAACAGATTTGACCAAGTTACAAGATTACCAATTAATCAATGTTTAACATATCTAACATTCGAAAAAGAAAAGAATAAAATAGAAGCTGATTTAATTAAAAGACAGAATAGATGACATCACATTATTACGAAATTACCCAAGCAATTAAGAACCAATTAAAGGAAGATTTATTTGTAAATACAGTTACTATTGGAGATATATTTAAAGTTGATTTAAACAAGCTTACAATCTTTCCTTTAAGTCATATTATAATTAATTCAGCAACTTATTTGGGTTCAACTTGGAGTTACAATGTATCTATATTATGTATGGATATAGTTGATGAAAGTAAATCATTAACAACTGATATATTTTTAGGTAATGACAATGAACAAGATGTTTTGAATACTCAATTAATGGTAGTTAATAGATTCTTGGAAGTATTACGAATGGGTAAGTTTGGTGATGATTATGAATTAGCAGGTACACCATCTTGTGAATTTTTTACTGAAAGATTTGAAAATAAAATGGCAGGAGTTACAGTTACTTTTGATATTGTAATTCAAAATCAAATGAGCAAATGTTAGAAGTTGAAAAGACTTTAAAGAAATTCAGGGATTATGTTATCCAACAATCCAGAAGTAATTTAACCAAAGGTGGAAAGAATAGTTCTAAAGAATTATATAATTCAATCGATGGTGAAGTAGTTACTGAAAATGGATTTAGCATAGTTGGTTTTACAATGGCAGAATATGGTGCTTACCAAGATAAAGGAGTTTCAGGTAAGATTAAAAAATACAATACACCATATAGTTATAAAAATAAAATGCCTCCTGTAAAAGCATTTGACAAATGGATAGTAAGAAAAGGAATAGCACCAAGAAACGCTAAAGGAGAATTTCAATCAAGAAAAGGTTTACAATATGCAATAGCAAGAAGCATATTTTTAAATGGAATTAAACCTTCTTTATTTTTTACTAAACCATTTGAAGCAGGATATAAAAAGTATATAGATGTAGATTTAATAAAAGCATTTGGTCAAGATGTTGAAACGATGGTAGATTATAATTTAAAAGATATAAAATGAACATAGTAAAAATTTATAAAGGAGAAGATACAATTCCTACGTTTATAATAGAAAGTACAGAAGTAATTG